GTTTCCCAGTCACGATCGTATCGTAAGAGATAGTACCTGCAGTACTCTTTACCAAACCAGTACCGCTAAGTGCAGCTTGATAACCTGCTGCAGCGTGGTCTCCCCATCCGAATGCGGTATTCCAGTTGGTTATATCCACTGCTCCTATTCCGAACGCAGGTGACGCTGTAAACACAGGGTCAGTCTCCGAGTAGATACTTGGTACACCCGCAAGGTCAAATACAATACTGTATGTGGTAGCATCAACGAGTGAGTTAGTCCCTAAGAAGTTAGATACTGTAAGGGTGTAGTGTGTAGTATTATCAACAATACTTGAGATTGCAAAATAGAATATCTGCCCCACTACGCTAGGTTTGTAAAGTCTTACAACAAAGCTAGTCGGTTGAAGTGCGATTATATCAAGTAATGCTGAAATATCCTGTCCGTTGTCCTCAGTCTTGTTAAGGTTAATCTGAGTAACAGCAGGTGCTGAGGTTTCGTTTGAGTTGGTTGTGAAGTACCCTGCATCGGTCTCGTCCAAGTCTGGGTCTGTACCATCAGAGAATACGTATGATATAGACGCAAGGTCAAGAGCAGACTGAAAGGTAGCGAAGATACCCTTAAGTTCGTAGTTTCTTGTCAGCTTTCCTATACTGTCGGCATCCGAACCAATTACGTAGTCATCTAGGCTCAGGTTACCGTCAACAGGGTATAAGTTTTTATCTAGGATACGACCCATATTAAATATTTTTGTTATCTTTGTACAAAAGTACGAAATTATGAACGAAGTTTGGAAGTCTGTACCAGAATATGAAGGGCTGTATTGGGTTAGCAATAAAGGACGGGTTAAGAGTAAGAGAAAAATACTAAAAGCCCCTTTTATTGAAAGTATCGGATATAAATTAGTATGTTTGAGTAAGAACGGAAAAACAAAAACCTTCACAGTTCATAAACTTGTTGCTGTGGTTTTTATGTCTTATATCCCAACAGACAGAAGTATAGTTATAGACCACATAGATAATAACCCACAAAATAACTCAGTTGAAAACCTACAAATAATAACCCAACGTAAGAATGCAAGCAAGGACAGACATAGACATAATTACACAAGCAAGCATATTGGAGTTTCTTTCTGTAAACAAACTTCAAAATGGAGAGCAGTAATTACAACAAAAGGTAAGAAAACTTGCTTGGGTAGATACTATAAAGAAGAAGATGCTGCCAAGGCTTATAAAGAGTTTTTAGCTGAAATGTAGTTTATGATTCCAGTATACACGAAACTTCCTAAATCCCCTTGAAAGAGGGGGTCTTTAAGGAGTTCAAAATCGGGTCTGAAATCGAAAAAACCACACTCTAACAGTACTGCAGGGCATTTTGTTTTTCTCAATACATAAAAGTCCACTTCCTTATCCTTGTCACCATCGGACAAGTCGTATCGGGTACGTAGACTCACCTTATCTAGTGCAAATTCTGCACTTGTTGCTATATGTTCCGCAAGGATGTCACTTTCTGTGAGACCCTTGGTTGTAAATATCTCAAAACCGCTTGCATTGTGATTTGGTGATGCATTGCAATGTACAGATACAAAGATAGTACTTTTTGGGTCAAAAGAGTTGGCTACACGAACTCGGTAAGAAAGCGAAAGGTCTCTAGGGTCATCTTCTTTGACAGTACAGACAACGTTAAGGTCTTGATGTGAACGGAGGCATGTGTAGATATGTCCACCGATTTGACGATTAAGTACACCCTCGTATGCCACTACCCCATCATCGAAGGTGTGCATTTTGTTTGGTGATGTTATATAATTACCGTCCTTGTCTATTCCACCGTGTCCGAAGTCGAGTACAACATTATTAATCATTTTTATTCTACTCCGTTTACACCAATAGAATAAACCATTGGGGCTGCGTTGGTCTTAGTTGCAACTATTCTTATCTTTTTAGGAATAATATCATTAACTGCTAAATTAGAAGCTCCCGTGAAACCAACACCTATTCTATACACAATAGTACCAGATGATGATAAAGTTGCACCAGTTAACAGATTATACCAAGTTTTACTAGCAGGGTCGTAGGCATCAAAAGTAAGGGTTAAAGTATCAAGGTCAACTCCTCCTGATAAAGTTGCACCTGAAACTGCCAATCGAGTTCCATTAGATGAAGCTAAGGTTATAGCATCCCCGTCTGATGGAAGGGCTTCTGTTGAGGTAACAGTTACAACAGCAGCGTCAGATGTGGCTGTGTAATTTGTTGCACGGGAATCATTTACAATAGAATCTGCTAGGTCGGCAGCATCCGCAGTATCAGTACCATCAATGGAAAATTCTGTATTATTGACTTTTGCCCCTGTTACTGCAGTATAAACATTCCCATCTATTGTTACTGTATCTCCTGCTAAGACACCCGCTAAGGTTACTGTACCAGAAGAAGCAACTGCAGTTCCTGCACCACTACTGATGTTTAATATAAAATGTGCAGACTTAAGATTGTTATAATCAATATCAAATGTCTGGGTTGTTGTTTTAGCAACACTTTCTGCTATTATTTGTGTAACTACGCTCATTTTTTACTCTGTTTTATCGTTATTGTTCTCTTTTTCCCCATCGGGGTCTATTTGGTTAGTAAAGTTATCTATTAATCCTTTTAAACCACTCCTTATTCTTTTAAGAAGTTGCGTGATGAAGTCTGTATTCTCTAATTCTCTTTTTTCTTTTATGCTTATTACGTTGGTAATTGCTGAAAATGCTTCCGATACCACAAGAATATCAAGAACTACATTTACAAACCAAGTAAAGTCGAAACTCAATGCTTTTGCTGTCAGGGCTAATACCATCGGAACAATCAATACCGATACTTTTGTAATCATTCCCCAAATCAGCTTTTTAAAACTGAACTTTTCACCTAAAACTATGGTCTTTGCTATACCTAGGATGGTATCTACAGCCATCAAAATGGCTAAAAGTTGGACTACATTTTGGTCTATTTCTAAAAACACAAATGCTCCATAAACGAAACCTTTGAACGCCACCCATCCTTCTCCAAAGTTCCCAAAAGTTTCCTTAACACTATTCATTATCATTATCAAATCAAAAAAAAGTTACACCAGTTAAAAATATGGTTTACGGGTCAATTAGAATGAAATGGGATTTAATTGCTATCTTTGTACAAAAGTACAAAATAAAAACATCTTTCGAATGGCTCTTAGTAAATCAGCAAAATACTATCGCAAGAACAAAAAGGCACGTGATAAAAAGAAAGCCTACGACACGGAACTCAACAAGAGACCTGAGCAGGTAAAGAAACGTGTCGAAGCGAATCGTGCTAGACGTAAAGCTAAGGCTAACGGCAAGAACGTCACAGGGAAAGACTACGACCACGCTGTTAAGAAGTTTGTCAAGACGAAAACCAACAGGGGTCGAAAAGGCGAAGGAGGACGTAAATAAAATAGAATGGCTAGAACCGTTGTTGTATATAAAGGCAGCAAGAGGGTATCAAAGCGAGCAAGGGAACATGAACACAATCATCTAAAGTATTGGAGAATTGTCCGCTACTGGGCAAAACGCAAGTACGACATTACAGATACTGACCTTGAGATTTTGCTATACCTCTATGATATAGACTTGTTCACACGCAGTCAATTCAAGGAATTTGAAGGACTGTTGGCTTGGGACAAGACTCGGTTCAACGAACTTCAAGACAAAGGTTTTATCGTACAATGGAGAGGTAAGGGTACGTCACGGCAGGCAAAACTTTATACCCTCAGCGTTAAAGCCAAACGTATCTGCTCCACAGTATACAAGAAACTACTTCAAGAGGAGCATATCCCAGAGAATCCTCAAAACAATCCTATCTTTAAGGGAGACAACTACATGGATAAAGTTTATCGTGCTGCGATAAGAAGAATGAATGCTGCACGTGATAAGCGTATTCGTGAGGAGAAAGCACGTGAGTTAGGGTTATAAAAAAAAGAGGAGTAACCTCGTTACACCCCCTTTTCTTCGTTCTAAGTCTCCTGATTAGTCGATATCAGTAATGGCTTGTGGGAAAGCATCTACTGCGCCAGTAGCGTCATAGATAGGTTTTGTCCAGTCAGTAGCCAATGCTTTCTTGATAAGACCTTGCAAGTGAACAACCTGAGCGTTGCCAGTAGCAGCAGCGTGGTCAAGACTAGCTGTAGCACCACCTTCATACGTAATAGTAGTCAGGATGGTAGATGTAGCTATTACCTTAACAACATTGCTCACTCGAACAATCAGTTCATCAGAACCTACGGGAATCTTGATAAATTTCTCCATGTCTAAGTGTGTTTAGTCATTAAGCGATAGCGGAAACAGCTTGGTCAAGGTCAGATGCAGCAACTGCGTATACTGGTTTATCCCAAGCAGTAACAAGTGCTTTCTCGATAACGCCTTGAAGCGATACAATAAAAGCATTTCCTGTTGTAGCAGCGTGAGTCAAAGAAACAATAGTACCATCAAGGTACGTAATTTCTGTTTCTGTGGTTGGTGCTACTCCGTCAGGAAGAATCTTGACGATACCAGTAACCTTCACTAGAAGACTATCAGAACCAACGGGGATGCTGATAAATTTCTCCATCGTTTAAAAAATAAATGGTTAACAATGAGGACTCTCCTCACTTGATGCAAATATACAAATAATATTTGACACTCTGACAGGACTCGAACCTGCATATTCTGGGTTGCAATATTTTTTGTATATTTGCAACATGAAAGAACAAATAATAGCACTAAGGAAAGAAGGGTTAACTTACAGACAAATTCAAGAACAATTAGGATGTAGCTTGGGTACTATAACCTATTACCTAACAAAAGGAAGAAAACAAAAAGAACAAAAGCGTTTCAAAGAAAGAGCAAAAGCTGCTACTGACTTGTTAACTAGGTGGAAAAGAACACAGGAATGTAATGACTGTGGATTTTCATTTAAAGAGCATCCTTCTGTTTGTGATTTACACCACGTAGACCCTGAATTAAAAAAATCAACAGTTCGTAAATTAGCTTATTCTTCTATCAAAAAAATGAAAGAGGAAATACGTAAATGCATACCTTTGTGCGCTAACTGTCATAGAATTAGACACTCGGCAGAGAATTGAACTCTGAATGAAAGGGTTGCAACCTTCCCGCTTCACCGTCAGCCTCCGAGTGTTACGTGGTGAGAAAGGTAGGAATCGAACCTACATCTGTTGCTTTTCAGGCAACCGCTAAGACCACATCAGCTACTTCCCCATACAAGACCCCCCTTGGATCGTGACTGGGAAACAAAGGCAAAAATCAGCAATGGGCTAAAGCAAGCCTATG